TGGAGTGCGAAAGCTCCCTTAATAGTAGCTTTAGCGAAACCTTCTTAAGAGAGGGGTATATGTTCCAAAAGGTAAGAGTAGAAGCCAATAACGCCAAGGGAAAGTATATAGAACGTATGTTTGGCAAGATGCGTAACAACAAAGAAAAATATGCTGACGGATGGATCCCTCGCCCCTTTGCTAAGAACGAAGCCAACCAAGCGGGCAAAGGTGCTACCAAGATTATCCCTTATAATGAACTCGTGCAGGCACGCCTTGCCGATATAGAGGATTGGAACAACGAACCTCACGATGAAGATCCAAGCGTAAGCCGTTGGGAATATTTTCTCAATAACCAATTGGAAAGCCTACCAGAGACGAACTACCGCGCTATATTGCCCTATATTGGTTACTCTGTTAAGACCAGTTGCAAACAAGGCTTTATCAGCTTAAACAGACAGAAAATGGCAATAGCCGAAGCGGGAAAGATACTTACAGGCGACCCACTTATTGAGAAAATGAAACAGATAGAAGGTAAGGATATAGAGGTGTATTGGTTGGACGGCAATGACGGGGAACTTATAAAGGCAATTGCTTACTGTGGTAACCGCTATGTATGTGAAGTACAACCGATGCCACGGTTCCAGAGAGCACAAGCCGAGCAAACCGAGGAAGACACCCTTATCAAAGCGCTGCAAAATGCTTATACAATGACCATTGTACGCTATGTACAGCACCAAAGCAAAGAGATTACTCCTATAGGGGTGATAGACAAGACACCGAAGCCAAAACGCTCTTTTGTAATTAACAACCTCAAGCGATTTGAAGCATGCGAAGCAGAGGAAGTAGAAATATTGGACGACTACGATACTATGGAGGAAGACGACAGACAAATCCTCTACAATCCCAGTACAGGGACAGAATACACTAAAAATTGGAGAAAAAAATATGCTATATGAAATTATCAATAGACTTTAAAGATAAGGTAAGGGAAGCGATTCTTTCCGACCGTGAGAACTATGGAGGATCCGATGCCGACTATGCCAAACGCCTAAACCTCAAGGGGGCTATCCTCTCCCGCCTTAAAAAAGGAGAAGTGGAGAAACTCATTAGCGATACCCAATGGTTGGTAATTGCTCATCAGCTTGGCGTACAGGTAAGGGATAATGCTTGGAAAGTAGCTCGTACGGCGGTATATACTGAAATAGAAGATAACTTACTCTACTGCAAGGAGTACAGCAAATCTATGATCTTGGTAGATGATTGTGGTATTGGTAAGACTTTTTGCTCCCGACACATTGTTCGTAAACTCAAGAACGCTTTCTATGTGGATTGCTCCCAAGCAAAGACCAAACAGCAGTTTATTCGATTGCTTGCTAAGACTATAGGGGTGGATAATACAGGTAAGTATGTAGATGTAAAGGCTAGTATCAAAATGTGTCTTATCTACTTAGAACAACCTCTTATTGTACTTGACGAGGCAGGAGATTTGGACTACAATGCTTTCCTCGAACTCAAAGAGCTATGGAATGCTACCCAAGGTGAATGTGCTTGGTATATGATGGGAGCCGATGGACTAAGGGCAAAGATAGAGAGTGGTATTGCTCATAAAAAGGTAGGTTATGCTGAGATATTCGACCGCTTCTTTGATATCACCTCAATTGTACCCCAAGGCACCGATGATCGTAGGGAGTTTTATATACAATTATTGGGCGATGTGGCTTCGGTAAATGCCAAGCAAAAGGAGGATGTGGACAAACTTGTGCGTAAGTGTATGAATCCGAATGACCTTAATACAAAGGATGTAACCCCTTCCGATTGGAAGAGACTTAGGTATTTGGAGAATTTAATTAAGTTAAGCTAATGGCAAGAATAAAAGGTATATACGGGAAACAATTATTGGAGAAAACCTATAAAACCTTTCCTTTTGAGGGGGTATGGGAGAAAGCTCTTGGCAATCCCGAAGTAGGTGGGTTTTGGATTATCTATGGGCGAGAAAAGCAGGGGAAAACGTGGTTTTCGCTGATGTTAGCGGAATACTTGAGCAAGTTTGAACAGGTGATGTATGTAAGTGCCGAGCAGGGCATTAGTAAGTCCTTTCAAGAGGCATATATCCGTAGTGGGCTTGACCCCAGCAACCGCAAGTTAAAGATAGTACCCTATACAGAGCTTACTGAGATAGAGAAAGCATTAGGTAAGCAACGCGCTCCAAAAGTAGTGATTATAGACAATACCACAGTTTATAAAGACGAGCTAACAGCCCCTAAACTTAGGGAATGGGGAAAAAATTATCGCAATGTACTCTTTATCTTCCTCGCTCACGAGGAAAAGGGAGAGCCCGATATAGCCGTGGCAAGGCTTTGTAAGAAGCTCGCAGAGGTGATTATACGAGTGGAAGGTCTGGCGTGTAATGTATCGGGGCGTTGTCCTGGCGGGGTGCTTACCATAGATAAGGAGAAAGCAGAGCTATATCACGGTTGCGAGCCAAACGAATAAATGTAGACCAACACAAAGCGAATATAAAAAGTAAACAAATGGGAACTATAGAAAATCAAAAAGAATTCAGGGACTTACTGCTATACTACTTGGACTATAAGCCTTTAAGGTATGAGCACTTACAATGGCTATACTTCGAGGATTGGTGCGATATTGTGAACCAAGCAAAGCAAATCTCAAAAGATGTATTAGCTCTAAAGCTAAATGACCATTTGCTGAATTGGTTTGCTCGGCAGTGGGGGGTGTATGTGGAGCGTGATATAGAGAGATATTACGGCAAGGCACTCAGGGAGGGTGTGTTTGACCGATCGGATATAGAACTAATGATAGGACTTGCGGCGGAGCAGATTAATCATATATACCCCAAGACTATATTGCAACTAATAGAAAAGAGTAAAAAACTAAAAACAACAGTCAATGAAACAGCTATATATGGAAGTACTAAGGCTTGATAATTTCTTACAAGCCTTGACAGCACAAGAGCGTACCATGATACACCAGTATCATGCGGGCTATAGGAAAAGTGTACCAATAGTGGTACTGACCATCTACGAATGGATACGAGAAAACAACTGGGAGTCTCCCTACATAAGATACGATCAGGACAGGGTGCTGATGTGGTACAATGAGGAGAACAAACGATGGGAACCGATAGAGACCAACAAGTTATTTAAAGCAAAAGTAGAACGATAATTTTCTAATTTACAAATGAAAATAATTGACCTATTCAGTGGAATAGGTGGTTTTTCTCTCGGATTTCAGAGAGCAGGCTACCACTTTACAGAGCACTATTTTAGTGAGATAGACAAACATGCTATTGCTAACTATAAATACAATTTTCCACATGCAAAAAACCTCGGAGACATTACCACTCTTCAGCCCGCAGACATTGAAGGAGCAGACATTATCACTTTCGGATCGCCTTGCCAAGATTTCAGCCTTGCTGGAAAGCGTGCTGGACTTAAAGGGAACAAAAGTAGCCTTATCCAGCATGCAATTGCCCTCATTACTCACGTCCGACCAACTCTTTTTATCTGGGAAAATGTTAAGGGAGCTTACTCCTCAAACGCTGGCGCGGACTTTTGGGCGCTTTTCCAAGCGTTTGCCAACATTGATGGTTACCGATTTGAACAACAATTGCTTAATACAAGCTGGGTACTACCCCAAAATAGAGAGCGGATTTACCTTATCGGACATCTTGATGGCAGAAGTCAGCCAGGAGTATTTCCTGTCGGAGAGAATGATTTCCCTGTTACAGAAAAAACGGAAAGTCAATTACAAGCCCCGATTAGTACAACTCTCAAAGCAAGTGGAGCAATGCGAACTGACGACACCTATATAATACCCAAGGTTGCAGCAACCTTCACAGGCGGAGGGCACTCAGGAGGCCTACACTCTGATATGACTGTGATACAGCTAAATCCGTCTAAGGAATCCAACGGCAGGCAGCCCTATCAACAAAATAGAGTTTTTGACGAAGAAGGAATAAGCCCCGCTCTAACAAGGCACAATTCTGACTTTATTATAAAACAACGTTCGCGAGGTAAAAATAAAGGTGCAGACCTCAAAATCTGCCCTACTATATCGAGTAATGCTTTTCAAGAAAATAACTTACTTGATGGTGTACGTAGATTGACAGAAATAGAATGCGAACGGTTGCAGGGTTTTCCTGACAACTGGACACAATATGGCGATTACAACGGCACAATAAAACCTATAGCAAAGACACAACGCTATAAACTCATAGGTAATGCCGTAACTGTGAATATTGTTGAGTTTATTGCAAAAAAAATAA